GGATACTATCTTCATGGTGTTGTCCCTGATCTTGTCCACCACGCTATTGAGGATAAGACGCCCTTCCGTGGTTCCAAGGAACTGCTGGAGCAATTCGCTTTCGAGGATCTGCTTCAACACATATTCCCGCTGATTCTCGGAAAAGTGGGTGATATAGTTGCTCAGGTCTTCATTCGTCCATTCTTTCTCGGTCATCTGATACCTCTGGTGGGCTGATTAGGTGCCAACATGCGGGTCATCTGCTCTGCCCCGCCCTGTGGAATCCCTTGTTCGTTCGATGTGACCGTCATGGTCGGACCCGCTGGAGGAGTGGCCCCCATGGTGTTCCCCTTGCCCGTGGCGATCTGCCAGAGAAGGATGGTGTTTGGGTCTTCCTCGAACATCCACTTCTTGAAGTGCTTGAAACTGCCGCCCATCAGATCAAGCATTTCTCCCATGGCATAGTTCACGGCGGCGGCCGATTTCGGGTTGGGGAAGTTGATGAACTTCCCGATAAGGCCGTCCCATATCCGCAGCTTGTACGCCTTGCTCTCCTCTGTTTCGAGGGCCTGACTGACCGGCTTGAACTTGTCCTTTCTCTTGGGATTATAAGCAAAAGCATCTTCCCCGATAAGTCCCTGCAATGTCTCGGGGAGCATGAAGTCGTTTACCAGCGTGAGGAGCATCCGATAGAATTCGGTGAACCCAATGAATTCAAGGTTCATGCTCTTCATGCCGATTCGGACGTTCGCCCGCTGATTGATGATCGAGCCTACCGTGGCGGTCTCGGCACGCTCATTCGGCATCCCCATGGTCTGAGGGGCTGTCGCCATGCTGTAGTCCATGCGGGATGAAAGAAGATTGTGTTGAACGATACCGCCCTGGATGTTGTCCTGAATCGCTATCTCCTGGAGGTCGTCAAGGTTTTCCATCATAATGACTTCTTCCGGGGTGATCCTGACGTGCTCGGGTATGCCTGAGAACTTTTTCGCCTTGAACGCCGGGGTTATGGCGAGCTTGGTCCGGTAGTTCATGAGGTTGAAGCCGTCGTTTATCGCCTTCTGAAGCTCCCGGTTGACCTTACCGTCACCGAAACCATTGTCTTGCACCATATCGACGTAGCAAAGGAACCGGGCCATGGGGCGGTAGGAATGGGGAGAGGGACGGAAGCCTATGATTCGCTCCAGGTCGTCCTTCTCGCGCTGCTTGACGGAATAGATGATGCATTCGACGTTCTCGGCATCCTTCGACCACTTTCCGTCCGGTTCTATCCCTGGTTTGTAGCTGCCGTCCCTGTCGGTGATGACGGGATATTTGCCCCATCGCTCATATTTGATGAAGGTCTTTAGAGGGGGTTTGGGTTGCTCCTCGATAGTGCCATCCTTGTTGTACGTTTTCTCTCCCCTCTGGCCTTCCGGTTCTTCCTCTTCGAGAAAGTCTAGGTTGAAATAGCCGAACTCCTCTGCTTCTGCCCTGAGTTGGTCGAGGGTCGCTTCCGTCTCGAAAATGACGTATTCCTTGTCATTGAGGGAATAGGCGTATTCTGGAGATGCATAGACGTTCTGGACCGGGTACACGTCGAAGACCGGCTTGTCCACGAAAACGTTGTTCTTGTAGACAGGCTTCTCCACAGTATCGAAGGCGGGCTTTTGCAGCGTCGGGTCTACGTAGGGGGTTCCATCTTCCGCGAGGTAATCGCCTGTTTCGGGGTGACGGGCAAAATCGCTTTCCTGAACGTAGTGGGATATTACGGGTTCGACCCTCTGCTTGTACCCGCCCTTGATAATGCCGTAGCCGCAGGTGAAGACGTACATGATGAGACGCACGATCTTGTGGTAGTAATAGGCATCCTGGTCCTTCAGGAGCATGTTGAGGAGTTTCTTGCTGGCCTTGGCTTCCGCTACATCCTTGGGGTCGTCGGAGTCGATATCGGCCTCCACATAGTCGGTAGAGGCGAAGTATTGAGCCACGAAGTTGCCGATCTGCGTCAGGAGCCGGGACAGGAACTCGGGGAGATAGATGTCCGACTCCCAATCGTTCTCTTTGCCTTCTCGGATGGCATGGATCATGTTGGAGTAGGCTTCAAAGTCCTCGTTGACTTTGGCGTTGTTGCGCTCGGCAACCTTCAGTTCCTCGGAGATGTGACCGAGAAGGGCCTTTTGAACGTCTTCCTTGACATCCCAATCGGATTTTGCGGGCTTCTTATCGGGCATCTATGCCACCCTCCGATTTCCCTGAAAGAGATTAGACTTCTGCCAGTGAGATTCGACTGGCTGATACCACACGGGGTTGAGATTGCCAAGGAATTCAAGGTTTCGGCAAAAATCGCTGAATTTTTCGCTCTCTCTTTTGACTACCCTCGTCGCCTTGACGTGTTCCTGCTTCCAATCGACGTATCTCCACGACTTGAAGTGCTCGATGTGGTGACGGCAGTTGTCGAGGAACCAGATCGTCGGCAGATAGGCACCATAGCGAGGCTCCTCGGTGTTGTTTTTGTTGATGTTGTTCCCCGGCACACCGCATTGGAGGGAGTTTTTGAGCCGCATTTTGATATTCATGCGCCCGCCGTCGTTCTTCGTGTCGGCAGGGGTGAGCCGTCGAAGGCCGTGTTCGCCCATGGAAAGATCATCGAAGACCGAAAAGCCGGTATTTGCCTGTTTCACCGTAGCGAGGGGATCGATGAGGGTGCATCTGTTGAATTCTTCGTCCTCATCAAGCAAGGATTCGCTTTTGATTTCGTCCCGAAGCTCAAGAGAAGTCCGGTTGTCATGCGTAGCGTGAAGTTCGTTCCAGACGAACCACTCATGGGTCGGGGAAACGGCCACGAAGGAGACATCCCATGGCTTAGAAGGGTGATAGTCAATGATCCTGAAATGCCAATAGGTGCGAAAAAGAGAGGCGTCAAAGACCTTATCAAAGGGCACCTTGTGGATCTTCTCGTCGAAGGACTTGTAGATTCGCCCCGAGACCTGCCGGAATACTCCATAGCGCCGCATTGCCAAATCGTCAGGGTCATCGACATCCTCAAACAGCCGGTCGATGGTGGCGATATCCATGGTGGGATTGTCGTCGGTCGCCCAACAGAAGACCTCGATGTCATGGGTGCTGCCCGTTCGCTCCACCTGGGGATAGCCGTACTTGTCGCATATGGTCTTTGACCGGTATATTCTCTTGGCCTTCTTCCATATGCTGTCAAAGGTCCAGTCCATGCCGCGCACAGGCGTAAGGGAGATGGTCGTGTCGCCCCCTTCTTTGAGCAATCGGACATGACACTCGTCCCACTTCACCTTATCGATTTCCTCATCCTGGTAGAGCGCCGACCGTTGGACCGACATGAAGGCATCAAGTTCCTGGGTCGAGGCCATGAACTCCACCTTGCGGTCTGAGGCCCCATTCGGATCACGGATGGTCATAATGTTCGACCGGGCTGTGATGTCCTTCCGCACGAACTCGGCGGGCCACATCTGTTTGAAGGCCACATATTGCTGGTTCTCTTCATCCCCGCTGTCCTTGGGAACACACTTCGAGACGCATCGGATAGGCTTGTTGAGGATGTTCCGGCGCTTTACCGGGTGAATACCGAGACACCGGCGCACAAGGTCATACATGGCTGTCTGAGTACCCCCACCCTGGTTGCCTTTGATGATTGCGCGGGTCTGAGACTCCGAAAGGAGATAGTTCGATGCTACGGGATGGGATTTGTAGGTGAGGAGATTCTGGAATTTCTGAAAGCCGTCCAATTACTTCTTCCCTTTTTTGCGTTTTTTCGGTTTTACTACGCTGTTTGCCCCCCTGATGGCCCTAGCCTCGTCTCCGGTACGTCTCAAAATGTCATTGGCGATCTCCGCCGCCTTATTCGCCTTGGCGGGGGATAGCTTCTTGTTGTGCTTACTTTTGAAGGACTTGGGAGTCCAGGGCACCGCTACCCCTTCTTCATCTTGCCAAGTGTCTTGGCGAGATTCTTTCTTTTCTTCATGAGTGCCGTGTCACTTTTTTTGATGGATAACTTAGACGCCGGTATCTTCTTTCCGGGAGATACCTTCAATGCCTTATGGAGCGCACCGGGCTTCTTTATCGCATTGGCGATCCAGTTCTTCGCCACCTCAGCAGCCCTTGCCTTTCTTACCCATGGGCATCTTGGGGGGTTTCCCGCCTTTCTTTTTTGCCATGGCTACCTCCTTTCGAAAGAATTGGGGACAATCTACCCGGCTGCACCCTATTGGGAGTCGGTTGTCGGTTGCTCGGTGAGTTGTCCCCATGTGTCTGTGAGTATCATCCTGTTAAATCCTGTTACATGCTGTTAATTGTTGTACCACTTTTTCGGGGGATGTCAAGCTATTTTTTCTTGACGGGAGAATGATATTATGATATTGTTGTGGCTAACGACTTGAGCGCGAGGTTAGATGATGGATACCAGCCCTGAATACGTGAAGATGTGCGAGAAGGCAGAGGAGATACAGAAGCTTTGGAAGCCAATCGAGGGAGACCTGTTTTACACTGCCCTTTCGGTCGAGAAAAACACTATGCCTTATATCTCCATGGCTAAAGACTATGAGAATTGGAACCGAAGGGCATCCGAGCCTCGTTGACTGGAGCGAACCTACGTCATACGAAAGACTTTGGCTTATGTTCGTCATGCACGAGAAGTACGGCAAGATCTGGAACGGGGAAGAGTGGGTCAAGGCATGATAGCCATAGGCCGACCAAGAAGAGCCGGGAAGACACATGAGATGATCACAAAATACTTCGAGGGTTCTGGTCATATCCTGCTCGTAATGGACGAACGAGAGAAAAAACGAATAGTGACGGAATATGCACTGACGCCGCAAGATCAAGCAAGGATAGTAACCTGGGCTGCCGCCATGGATCACGCGATTGAGGGGCTTCAGGCGAGTATTATCATAGACAATGTGGACGCATTCCTTATGCAGTTGTTTCATAAAAATCCGGTACTCATAACTTTTACAGGCTCTTGTGTATGAAGACCCTACCCGTCCGGTTCACCGATCAGGAGCATAAGGCCATTGCGGAGCAGGCCCACAAGGCGGGCATCATGGAGGGACGGCGCGTCTCCATGGCCGAGTATGTAAGGCGGGCGGTGAGGTTTAAGTTGCCTCTGATAAAAGAGGAACAAGAGGAGGAGGACCCATGTACCTCGGAGAAGCACTGAAGCAGGGGAAGAAGGCGAGGAGACCCATTCTACGTTGGAAGAACCGGTTTCTTTATCTGGATGATGAAGAGCAGATCAGGGACAACAATGGTAATCTGTGGGAACCAGATTACACGGATCATGAGGATGTCTTAGCCGACGACTGGGAGCCCGTGAAGGAAGTGCGGGAGGTAAAAGCTGTTGGATTTTCGGTATTTATGTCAAAGACAGAGGATGGTAGACCCCATTCCATGTACTCCGTAGACTTTGACGGCATATATATCCCGCCTTCTGCCAAAATCATCGCCCAGTGGGAGGAATGACGTGGCCGAACAGACCTTTGAAGTAAAGACCCTAGCGGTCGAGTGGATCTGCGACGAGTGCGGGACCGGGAAGATGGAGCCCATTGGACACGTTCTCTTATCCGATCCCCCACAATACCCCCACAAGTGCCCCCATTGCGGCCACAGGGCGATTCTGGCACAGACCTATCCGACAATCAGGTATGAGAGGGTAAACAATGGCTAAGACGCTGGAAGAGATAAAAGGTAAGATGGATGAGCTTGTGGATATATACCTTCGCGCTCGTTATCCCGATGAGAAAACGGCAATCTTCGACCTATTACAAGCTGTGCATGAAACTCAATGGGTCATTAAATCTCTCCTCGACTACCTCATCGAGAAGGAGAAGGCAGACTGACCTATTCCCCCATCCCCTCGAACTCGGGGCAGGTCACGGCAGCCTCCGTGCAGTGCTTCAGCGCCTTGGTCCCCCGGTGGAACGGCCGCCGAGACAGGAAAGGTCGGGCATGGGGGGGCTAAAGCACGATCCTTGCCTCAGCAACCCATTGGCCGTTATGTTCGACGATGGTAGGTTCTTGTTTGACCTTAATGGGCATAGTGGCTTTCAAGGGAAGGAATAGCCCCTGCATGGCAACGCAAAAACGAGCATAGCATAGTTCTTCGTCTTCGGCGGTAGCCCGAATTATCGTCGTCAAATCCCCTTCTTCTGCTACTCCAACATCCTTGAATGCAGCAAGCCATAGCCGAAAAGTCTTCACAAGTTCTTTTTGATAGTCGAATGGCCGCATCTTAAAGGCCCCCGCTTTTGTGGTTCTTTCTTTGCGTCGGCAGACGCTCACCAACCCGTTCGACCGAGCACCACTACAACCCTGCATACGCCCCGGCATAAGCCGGGCTCCACTTCGCTATCAGACGCCCCGCGCCGTCTTGACCTCGGTAGTTCCATGCCGACTGACAGTACATGGCCGATTCGGGTTCGCCCCCCGTAGGTCTCCATGCGTCACGTATAAGGTTGTCTGTTTGGCACTTGCCCGTGCAGGCGGGCTGCTGTCCTCCGGGTACTCAGAGGGAAGGGAAGCTTTCGATGATGCTATGGGCACGGATAAGATTGTTCCACTTGGCAGAAGATATGTCAAGCAGAATTTTCACCCCCCGTGTCCGGGGAAGTTGGAAGTTCGGGGGATTCCTCTGTATTATAGGGAACATTCAGGATCATCGCACAAGTCTCGGTAGATTCGTACTTGGGCGGCTCGTCGGGATAGGTTACAAAGGTTATTGGCATCAGGCACCTCCTGATAAAGTATACGCTTCTATGTGGGGAAGGGTTGGGATTTTGACCCCCGTGTGGGAGGAAAATGGATATCGTTGCACGAAATCGGATCGCTGGTCCCCTGGGGGTGGGTAGGGCATCCCTCCCATAGATCATGGGCGATACCGCTCACTTTACCTCGACATTATTGTCAGGTTCGTATAAGACATAATATGTGAACGGTAATACATTGTTAAGTAATTGGAATAATTACATTGTTTCTGAATCAGAACAATTATCAGAGGGATCGGACTCGGGCGTCACATCAATAATGGGGGATAACTGACTGTCAAGGTAGCCTTGAAGCTGGGAAAGCTCCTGGCTGACATGCACGTCGCCGGCGGCAAAGATCTGCTGAATGAATGTGGATTGCGTGTGTGAGGGGAGGATACCTGCTGCCTGCATCACTGTCTCACTGTACTTAAGGCTCAATGCTTGCCTGTCCTTGTCCCCTGCCTTGCGGTACTCGTCGTATCTGCGTACCACATCTATTACATTAGCCGTAGCTTTACGTGCCCCTGACTGCACCACGGCCTGAGCACATGACTGCACAATCTCTCTGAGTCCCGACTTATTGATGTATCGAGAGACACCACTGTAGTGCAGTCCTGCCTCAGCACCGATCTCTCTGCACGTTTTGCCTGCAATGGCTCCGGCGGTAATAGTTGCGAGCTGTTGAGGAGTAGCCATTCCTTTATAATACACCCGCCCGCGACCATGTCAAGTACAATCCTACCGTCGTCAAATCAACAACACCTGCCTGTCAATATCCTGACATACGAATTGTCCTTGTCCAACAACGAAATATGGAAATATGAGTGAAATACCCCGTCAACTTATTGACGCTTGAGCACTTGTGAAATAGTATGAAATCATCCTCTCTCTAATGTTTACGCCATTATCTGAGTGTGGCATAGCATATGCAGTATGGGATGGTATAAGCACGAATGAACAAACCAAGGAGGATGGGACGATGACATTAGAATCAGTGGTTAAAAAGTATGTGCCATTTAACACCACCTTGAGACATCCAAGCGGCACGGTAGAATTTGCCGAGGTAGACATTTGGAGCGACAAAACAGGCAATGCCATTATTTCTACCGATTCTGGCGTCTGCATCGGTATTTCCCTAACGGTCGCATATCACCTGCTTATAGGCGAACTGCCAGGATATGACATGGCAAGAACAGCATGACCTCACACTAAACCAAAGGAGGAAGGACGATGTATCAAATAACGGAACATTGCCAAAAATGTGACGCAACCGTAGTAATCACAGTAGATGACGAGGTCTACAAGGGTGGCGTGGATGCTGACTGGCATTGCGGGGAACCAATGATTTGGAGTGATGAAACGGACATCGAGTATGGTGAGATAATCTCGTGAGCCTGCCCCTTCGGGGGCATAAACGCCGGGCTGGTGGCAAGGCCAGCCGAAAGGGAGGGAGATATGAAGAAGCCATACGCCAACACAGATCTGAGTGACCGGAAGTGCAAGAAGTGCGGGAATCGGCTGAAGAAGAATTTGCTGGTGAAGAAACCGAACGCGGAACTCTGTTACAAGTGCTTTACAAAATAGGCCGTCTCTCTGACGAGGCCCGCAGGCCGAAACCGGGGAAACCCGGTCAGGGACTATCAGGGACTAAAGAAAAAAGGCTGTGCTACCGGCGCGACGGGCAAAGGAGACAAGGAAAATGAGAAAAGTAGTCGCTGGCTTCATGAATCAGGGATTCCAGGAAACAATTTCCAAGCGCGTCATTAGGCCCGATGACAACAGCGACATGCACGCGCTCGTTGTGCCGCATCCGCCATCGTCATTGGTGCGGGACGCTGAGGAGTGGGCGGCGGAAATCGTCAAGGCCGTCAACAATCATGACCGGCTCGTGGCGGAGAACAAGCGATTGAGAGAAGCGGCTGAGTTGTCGTTGCCGATATTTAGGCAAATCATTCAGGACAATCCTCAAAATCTGGCAGCGGCCAATTGCATCAAATATATCCGTGCAGCTCTCAAGGTGTCCCCATGAAACCACTTGAAGCCATAAATGCATTGAAAATGGATTGTAACCGCTCGAACGCTTGGGCACTCCGTAATATCGTAGATCGGTATCTTGCCCGAGACAAGGAGGCGATTACAGAATACCGCGAGAAGCTTCACCTCTTCGCGCCCGGTGACGTGTACGATACCATCAAGGCATGCATAGACGAGTACGATGAGGTAGCAAGGCGATATGCAGAGGTGTCCCCGTGAGTTACGCACAAGCAATGAAGTGGCACAAGAAACATCCCAAGGGTATCACCAATGCCCTGCACTTCGGGGTTTACAAAGGAGACAAGAAGGCGACTCCGAGACATAAGCCTTTCCACGTTTCCCGTGGCGCTATCGCTGCAACAGCAAATCTCATGCACCGCGAGGGAATGCCCCACAGTAAAATCAGGGAATATATCTGCATGTTCAAAACAGCAAAGGAGACAACGACATGAAGATCCCCGGCGGAACCGAACACGTCTACATGGACTCGGACATGAGGACCGCGCTCTGGGAGGAAGCAGAGCGCACCGGGAAGGCCAGGAACCGGATCCTCATTGAGCGGCTCAGAGAATGGTACGAACTGAAGCGGCAGGTAGAGATACTCCAATATCAGATCGAAAAGGAGAAAGGGAGATGAAACTGACAATCAAGAAAGCCTCGTGGCATCGTAACGGAATTTGTGGCGTTGGCTTCTATGCCATCGTCTTCGAGGATCACGAACAGAAACAAACAATGATAGCATCTCTCTTTGATGAACCAGGCTTCTGCGCCGTCTACAGCATCAATGAGTTAAGCCGCGAGAACATAGAATTTGCAGAGGGCAACTCATGGCGTGGCGATCACTACGAAGCAGAACTACGGCCATTGTTGAACACCTTCATGGACCAGCACGCCACAGCCAATAATCGAATAGGGGCGTTCTCATCTAAGATGAAGTTTTAGCTTTTCTCCCCGATGGACCCAAAACAAGAGCCCCCGGTTGGTCAATCATCCGACGCCGGGGGCCTTCCCGTGTGTACCCTTTCCCCAGGATTCCACGGGCAATGCTGCACACGCTGATTCTTACCGCATAGGCGTCACCTCCCTTTGTCGTAGTTTGGCACTCTACCTTAAAACGAGCATCAAAAAGCAGGGGGGTAGATCACTCAGTAGGGTAAATACCTTGCTCCGCTTTTTTGCGTGGTTTTTTCATTCGCTCCATTTGCTCGTCGGAAATGACTTTTGAGCTTGATTTATGCGGGTTATAGGGCATTGACGGATAGAGCGGGCAAACATGCACTTCGCAATCCTCTTTCCCGTCGCTGTAATAACCCATACAGGCGTAGCATTGGGCGAGGATCTGTCCCTTCTGTGTCAGACGACCACCTTTCAGGTATTTGATATACTCATTCTTGCCTTGGGCGAGGATACCAAACTTCTCGATTGAGTCGAGAATTTCTGCTTTCTCTTCGGCTGTTGTCTTCATTTGTCTTTCTCCTCTTCGGATCGCGTCTCATTACTCCTGTCCGCCGCCACAACAGCAACAGCTAGGGCCGACCAACAATGACCCGATATCCCGTAGAGTGGTCCTGGCTGTTTCTTGGTTCCCTGTCCTCCAAACCGGTCAATAAGTGCCTGCCGGACGTATTTGTCATTGGTCGTCGTATTCCCACAAAGGTGGCGCTTGATGTCCTTGCGGGGTATCTTTGTGACGGGCGTAACTCCTGCCGCTTCTTCAAATCGACCAATCCATTCGCAAGTGTCGAATGTATCGTCACCGGCGACTATACCATACCCGCGAATTCGCTCGATTGCTATCAATCCGCATAAGCGCCATGCATCTTTGCATAGATCACGAATTATGTAATTGTTCTCTTCTCCTGCCCCTCGTATCCCCATCCGTTCGTCCCAGCGAACCCAACCGCTCTTAACCGCGCCGGGATCAATTCCTAAAATCGTCATCGTCATTTTTTCCCCCTACGCTCGTTTTTCCGTCAATTATACGCCCCTATCCCCTAACTCGTCTCCTGGCGAATCCTACGCGGTCAGGCGGGCTGTTTGGGGTTAAATGCCTGCAGTCATCCTTCCACCTCGATTCTGATCCTGACGGTCTTAACGCCCTAGTCTCGTTTCGCTTCCTTCCAAGTACCTTCCATGTCGCTCATGTAGAGTAGTATGGCATCGCTTCTACTGGTTGCGACCGTACTGAGATGAACCTTACCCCGTTTCGTTACTACCGCCCACGCCTTTATCATTCTGACTCCTCAAATCTCATGTTTTCCAGTTTGCTAATCTGCTTTTTGAGCATAATAATACGAGCTATTCTCAGTTTTTCTGCATGTTTTTGTGCGGCCTCAAGTGTGCTATGCCACTCATTGCCGTAAAACGACATCGTCCCGTTCAAACCGCCTTTCCACGGGACGGTTACAAATAGCGCATTTTTGGTATCTGGTTTTGCATCGGCTTTCTCAATAATCCCCTCTGTTTGCCAATATTTCGTTATCCAGACTGTCATCATCTCTCCCCCTTGGCGTCTTCTTTGCGGAGCCTATTGGTTATGGTTCCGTTTTGGCATACCTTCTGCCGTCTGCACCTTTGACAAATGTGACCTCGGGCTTTTTGATCGAATCGCCCTGTTTTGCTCCGTTAGAAGAGATGGGTGTCAATTCTATGTTCACCTCATTCTCCCAGCCCTCTGCATTCAGCCACGAGGCGGGGTAGGGAATGAATTTGCCACCCGAGTCTTGCCAATGACTGCACTTCTTCTCGGTCTCTATTGTCCGAAGCATTTTCCCGAGAAGTTCTTCATTGGGCAAGATCGTCAGCCACGCTTTGCGAGCGTCACCCTTGCAGAGCTTTTTAGGGTAGGCTTTCCAGAACCGTTCAAAGCGGTCTTCGAGGGTCGAATCAGAAATCAACTGACTTTGCTTCTTGCGGACCTTCGGGATGGTCTTCACTACCTCTTGTGCGGCCGCTTGCAGGTCGAGGTCAGAAATACCGCAATGTGCTAAGACCTTTCTCAAGATAGAGTAGATAGGAAACGCATCCACAAGCACCTCCTACTGGCTATATATAGAATAGAGTTCATTTTTGACACTGATTTGACCCCCAAAAAGGCCCCTACAGGTTCACTTTTGGCCCCTATAGCGATTACGACCCCGTTCCATAGGTTCACTTTTGGCCCCTATACAGTGTCAAAAATGAACTTGACGACAAACTTTTCAAAAACACTCCCATTGAACCTTTTCAAACCCTGCTTCTCCGTACTTCTCCCATCTCCGCGACAACTTGAACACGCTTGACGACTGATTGAATCCCCGAAGCCCGCCCTTCTTCACCGGGTCTATGAAGCCCGATTCCATGAGGGCCTGAATTACCCTGTAGAACGTCTTTTTGGCGCACCCAAGGGCCTTTGCTTCTTTGAACGTAAAAGTAAACGTGGTGGTATGTTTTTGGGGGTCTGACGGGCCGAATCTAACCTTGCCGATGAAGTAAGGTAGCATTTTACCGGCCGTCGATTGGAGGTCTTTATATGCCTTGCTATTTAGCATGGCCCACGTCAAGGCTACAAATGGCGGTAGCTTGTTGTTTGCCTTCTTCGGCACAACATAACCCCCGATGAAAAGAATGCGGCGCAGGGCGAGCTTGAGGTATGGGCATACCCCCGGGGCGTTACCGCTTCCGGTTTCCCTACGCCACATCTTAGTTTATCGTTTTCGGGGTTGCCCATTTTCCCGAATGCTCCTTAATCAAACATTCTCCCACGATCACCACGATTCGTCAAGGAATTTCTACCTAAAATGAAATAGGCCCTGTCCAGGTCGCTGGATTGTCCGATGAATTTCGTTCACCATCATGGTGTAGAAAGCCCCATGCTCAGTCATGACTAACTGCCAGCGGGTAAAGCTGGATTCAGCTTTCGCATGGGCGAACGACCTACCCCCATCCCCGGACAAACGTCTTAGTGACGCATCCCCCTCGATGCAGGGCCTATGTCTTTTCTTCATTTCTCTCTTGTGCAGTTGGCCCGGATATTGGTTTTCCTGGCTGGCCGTCCTCTATCCAACCGTGTCCACTGCACGTCTGGCACATTTCGTAAGGCACTGGTTCTCCATCAGGCCCGCAGTATCCCAGAATTGTGCCATCGGGAAACGCTTTAGGAACTTTGCCGAGTCTTCTACATGTTGGACAAGGTACTTTCATATGAGCCCTCCTTTCTCTCCCCCTCCACCCCCGGCTTAGTCGGTC